AATCCTGCACATTTTGAGGGTCGTAAAGTCCCGACTACATTGATAGCAAAGAACTTGATGCAGGCACATATGTGGGGTCTCAAGACCTTCTATTATAGCTTGATTAACAAACAGGGTAGTAAAGCACCCGATGAGATAGCCCCAACAATGTTGGAACACATCGATTTTGATAACGAAGAGGACTGCGAAAACTGTAAATTATGAGCAAAGAACAATATAACCTACACACAAAGACAGACTACTTGAATCGTAAAATGTTTTTAGACCCGCAAGGTCCAGTTACTATCCAGCGTTTTGAGGAAGTAAAGTATAAAAAACTTGCAGACTTTGATAGTACTGCACGAGGATTCTTTTGGCAACCAGAAGAAATAAGTTTGACCAAAGATGCTAATGACTTCAAAGAAGCTAGTGAAGCAGTTAAACATATCTTCACTAGCAACTTACTACGTCAGACTGCATTAGACAGTTTGCAAGGTCGTGGCCCAACACAAGTGTTCACCCCTGTATGTAGTATCCCAGAACTAGAAGCATTGATGTATAATTGGGGATTTTTCGAGACAAACATACATAGCAAGAGTTATAGCCACATCATTCGCAACATCTACAATGTACCAAAAGATGTATTCAATACTATACATGATACACAAGAGATCGTAGATATGGCTGCGAGTATCGGCAAGTACTATGATAAATTGCACGAACTCAACTGTTTCAAAGAGATCAATCCAAAATCAGTAAGTGAAGAAAGTCATATCAAAGCTATCTGGTTAGCATTGAATGCTAGTTATGCACTAGAAGCATTCAGATTCATGGTAAGTTTTGCTACGAGCCTAGCTATGGTAGAGAACAAAATCTTTATCGGTAATGGTAACATCATCAGTTTGATATTGCAAGATGAATTACTACACAAAGGTTGGACAGCTTATATCATCAACCAAGTTGTCAAAGAAGATGAAAGATTTGCTAAAGCAAAACAAGAATGCGAAGGTGAAGTCTATCAATTGTACATGGATGTGATACGTGAAGAAAAAGAATGGGCGGACTATTTGTTCAACAAAGGACCTGTAATTGGATTGAACGCTAATGTATTAAAAGACTTTGTTGACTACACAGCAGTAAGTGCATTGAAAGATATCGGTATCAAGTATCAGGGCAATAGCCCACGTAGTACACCTATACCGTGGTTCAATAAGCATAGTGATACTAGCAAGAAGCAGACTGCACTACAAGAGAATGAATCAACAAATTATGTATTGGGAGTGATGAGCGAAAGTCTTGATTACGACCAATTACCAAGTTTATAAAAGGAAAAAAATATGACAGCGATAGTATGGAGTAAGTACGACTGCCCTTATTGTGACCAAGCAAAAATGTTACTAAAGAATAAAGGGATAGTGTTTGAAGAAAAGAAGATTGGTGATGGTTACACCAAAGAAGATTTATTAGAAGCAGTACCAACTGCCCGATCAGTTCCGCAGATTTTCCTAGAAGGAGAACTTGTGGGTGGGTTTACAGAACTCAGAAAAAAATTAACAGAAAGCGTATAATGGAAATCGGAAAAGTATTTACAATCAAATTGAACAGTGGTGAAGAATTGATTACTAAGGTAGTCGATATAACCAGAGATAACATCATCATCGAAGAACCAGTGAGTATCGCACCAGGTCAACAGGGTATGCAAATGATACCTAGTATGTTTACTGCAAATCCTAAGGGTAAATTCACACTAAATACTACTAGTATCAGTCTTTATGCAGAGACAGATGATAACATAAAGATGAAGTATTTAGAAGCAACAACTGGAATCAAAGTACCAGAAAAGAAAATCGTATTAGGATAACATGGCAAAAGTAAGCAGATTGGGTGACACAAATCAAGAAGGCGGCAGAATATTGCGCGGCGCCAAGACGGTTTTTGTTAATGGAATAGCAATCGGCTTACATGTCAGTAGGATATCAGGTCACGGAGAAGATGAGCATAGTGACAACGCTTCATACACTACGGAAGCTAGTCCAACTGTATACGCAGAAGGTGTTGCTGTATTGAGAGTAGGTTCTGGCAACAGTTGTGGTCATCGTATAGTCAAAGGTAGTGAGGATGTGTTTGTACCATGAGTGATTCAGGCAAACAAAGTCCTTTAGGTGTTAATGTTCTCAGTGGATTATTACAAAACACTGGATTAAACATCAACAGATCAACGGCTGCTATAATGGGTTCCAGCACTAGTATCAGTAATTATACCTACGGTACTATAATATCTGATACAGTACTTAACAATCTAACAAATGCGATAACTCAAGGTTATGTAAGATATAACACAGGTGATATGTCATTGTCAACTTATACTAACTTACTAGCGATAGGTAGCACAACTATACCAGCATTGGGTAACAGTCCACCTAGTACATACTCAGGTAGTCAGAGTTATAACTTTCTGTACACTGGACAAAATGCTAGCTATGGATACTACAGATTATTCTCTTGGCAAGCATATAACGAATATAATTATAAGTCTAGTTTACCAAATTACACTAACTTCTTGGGTTCTTTCCAACAAGCTGGATCATATATAAGTCAATCAAATCAATCTATAATGACTTTAAAAAATTCTTTAGAATTTTTGACAGGTACTTATAGTAATATGAATGACTTGACTACAGCAGATATCACTGGTGTAAGTCTAGCAACAACTGACTTTGGGCAAGATTTAGTCAACTTGGGTAAAGCATTAGATTTAAAAACTATATCTACATTTGGTTTGCCTTCTAATCTATTAGCTACTATAAAGAATGTCAATGGGTTGACAGCATCATTGCGTATCGCATTGCTTGCTAGTGGCTTATCTGTATCAGATGTTGATAGAGCGACTAGCAATAATAATGTAACTCCTAATCAACAACAATTGATTTATGGAGCATTTCTAATAATAGCAGGTGTTGATTTAGACGAGATATTGATATCACTAAATTGCAAGACAAGTGGATTAGAAACATTAGCAGATTTATTGAATCCAAGAAAAATGTTTCCTATAAGCTATCTGACATTAACAGTGCCAGTATACAATGTTGGACAAGCACAGTCTACTAACAGCAAAACATACTATCCTATCTATTCAAGTGATGGAAGTTTAAATTCGTCATTGACTGCTACAGCTATAAAATCACAAATAGGTTCAACGTCACCCGCAGGTACTGCTCAAGTATCTTATACAGGATATACTAGCATCAATAATGTACAAGTCATACCGCAAGGATTTGGTTCATACTTGCAAGATTTGATTCCGGCAGATATAGCAGTTGCAGCAGGTGCATTCTCTATGTCTATGCAGCAGATAAAAAATATCACTAATATACCTATAGAAAAATTTGCTCAAGTGGTAGCTAACTTAGAGACTACACAGGGATTGAATCTAGTAAATGGTACAAATGTTCCAACTAATATCACGAATGCACAAGCAGCTTTGACTTCAATTGCGTTAGGCAGCGGAGCAAGCAACACTTATACATATAGTGATTTCTTTGGTTGTATGTCTGGGTTACCTTATCCGTGGGTGACGATGCAATCATTGATACAAGCTATACAAACACCAACGTTAGCTACTATATACGCAAACTTATATACTGCTACACAAGGTGCTACACTTGGATTAAATGCAGCGGTTCAAGCACAGATTGATTTGGCAAACACAGAGATAGCAACAATACAAAATGTTTCTGCTATACAAGCAGCACAACTTAATAGTTTATATAATCGAACCGCAACACAGTTGAACATAGAACAGCGCGCCAGAAATAGTGGAATCACTACGACGGTTAACTATACAACAACCACAACATATAGTTTTGTAGATACTATACCATCTTACGCATTGGATACACAACCAAATATGTCTGCACAGACACTAGAAGCTATTAGTGATTTAACTAATACTACTGGACAGAGTATAGTAGCTATGATGCGTGAGAATAGAAATCAGTCTAGATTGAACTTAGTTGGTATACCATTAGATAACAATATACCTAGTAATGTTCCACTAAATGCACCTGATGCTGCACCAGCATACCCTGCTGATACAACAACAATAGTTGCACCTGACCCAATAGTAATACCCGGAAGTTTAGCAGAACCTGTGAACATCATTCCTATTCCGCTAAATACTATAGACAATTCTTCGGTACTGTTGCCTTCAGTACCTTCTATAGCGCAAGCTATCAATGATGTAATCACATGTAATTGCGATTGCTGGGTTCAATAACCAAAATATTTGGTTATTAATTAAACCTGTAGTATACTACAGGAAAGGAAAATTATGTTTTTATCATTAAAAAATAAGATAGTATTACTGTCCATGATGTTTTTATCAATCATGGTCATTCCTGTGCCTACACAAAAATTATACACTTTTCCAGATATTACTAGTAATATAAAGAAAATTGATATGAAACAACTTGCGTGTATGGCAAGAAATATCTATTATGAAGCGGGTACTGAGGCAATGCCTGGACAAGCCGCCGTCGCCAGAGTGGTATTGAATCGTGTTAATCATGGATTTGCTGAGACTCCGTGTAAAGTAATCTATCAAAAGACTACTATCAACGAAAATGTCGTATGTCAGTTTAGTTGGGTATGCGAAGGTAAAGGTGATCCAAATACATCAAGCGCAAAATACAAGCAAGCTGAAATGGTTGCATATCAAGCAATGATGGGTATGTATAAAGATGTTGTTCCAAAGACAACATTGTTCTTTCACTCAATACATGTTGACCCAGCATGGCCCTACAAGCAAGTAGCACGTATTGGCAATCATATTTTCTACAGTAAGCAAAGAGTCAAAAAAACTGATGAAAAATGATATGATAGACTGGGATGAGGAAGATAGTATACTCATCCCTAAAGTAGATAACTTAGAATATGACTTGCGTTCCACAGATTGGGTAATAGAAAAAGTTAAAAGTGATAAAATCTATGCCCAGCATCTATACGCAGCAATGTGTAACAATGACTTCATGTGTAATGAAGTATGGCCTATACTAACCGAGAAAAAATGGAGTTGCAGTTGGCGACATGCAGGGGCAATCATTGCTGATATACGCGGTGAAGGTGACTACCTAGATTGGTACTGTAGTGGCATAGTCGATTTAGATATGGATCAGTTTGAGATTGCAAGTGAAGAACAAAAGAAAAAACTACTTGAGACTAAAGCCCATGTAGATGAAAGTGTAGTTACCGATGAAATACGCAAAGATTTATTCAAATTAGGATGGATTGTAGTAGAAGATAAACCGTCAGACTAAATACAATACAGGAGATATATTATGTTAGAGACTTTATTCTGGTTATTATTAGGTGCATTCGTCGGATGGAACTTCCCTCAACCACAATTTGCTAAGAACATTCAAACAAAAGTTTTATCAATGTTTAATAAGGAGACTAAATAATGGCATATTCTCAACAAGTTGTAGATCACTATGAAAACCCGCGTAATGTGGGTAGTTTTAGTAAAGAAGATGAAGATGTGGGTACAGGAATGGTTGGTGCCCCGGCTTGCGGTGATGTAATGAAACTGCAAATTAAAGTAGATAAAGAAACGGGGTTAATCACAGATGCCAAATTTAAGACATATGGGTGCGGGTCGGCAATTGCTAGTTCAAGTCTTGTCACAGAGTGGGTCAAGGGTAAAACATTGGATGAAGCTGGAGCCCTCAAGAACTCAGTCATCGCAGAAGAACTCTCCCTACCCCCAGTTAAAATCCACTGCTCTATCCTCGCCGAAGACGCCATCAAAGCCGCAGTAGAAGATTACCGTAAAAGACATTAAATGAGTACCGAGCAAGATAAAATCAAACACAGTAAACGTTTACTTAAAGATGATAATGCTATTAATAAACAATTGAAAATTGCTAAATCAGCTGGAATTGAAAAGTATATTAAAGAACCAAATAGATTAGCAAAACATCATGCATTAGATTGCGGTAATCCAAGGTGTCTGTTATGTCACAGTGTAAAAGTATTTGGATACAAGACTATACACGAACAACGTTTTAATCAAGATGTAGAAAATCCCAGAGTCAAACGCAGTAATGGATTGCATATAAAAGAAGATTGAGTGTTTGTGACTAGATAAATACTTTTAGACACACTAGGAGAATTTATGTCACAAACAATGCAAAACTTAGCCGACGCATTTGCTGGCGAGTCACAAGCACATACCAAATATCGGTATTTTGCAAAGATTGCCCGAGAAGAAGGCAATGAAGAAATTGCAAAACATTTTGAACACACCGCAAATCAAGAGATTCTACATGCTTGGGGTCACTTGGAGTTGATGATCAAGAAGCCCACTACCAAAGAATGCTTGCAAATGGCAATTGACGGTGAGACATATGAGTTTGAGATTATGTATCCAAACTTCAAAGAAACGGCTGAATTTGAAGGTGATTTAGTTTTTGCTAATGAAGCAAATATGCAAATCCAAGAATCAAAAGAACATGCGGAACAATTCAAAGAACTATTGAGTAAGGCTAAAAAACGTTTTAGTGCATTGGCAAAGGTTGAACAACGTCATGCACAAGCGTATCAACAAAAATTAGAGGAGATGTAAAATGGAACATGTATGTGTAGTATGTGGTCATATCCACGATGAAACAATAGAAGGTAAATGGGAACAACTTCCCGACGATCATGTTTGCCCTGAGTGCGGATGTGGTAAAGAAGATTACGAATTACTTTCTTAATTTGGGTAAAAAGAATGTTGACTTATATGCAAAACTCCTATATAATACACACATAAACAGTAAAAAACACTATATAAATTGCTGTTATTTTTAACCAGGACTAAATAAACTACTATGATGAATAAAACTTGTTACATGCCGAAACATACGGGGCTATGGTCTATAGAAACCTTATCAGCCTTTGCGGTATCATATCCTACAAGTATTCGCGGCAATGATAATCAAAGAGGAGCCCGGGGAACAGAATAATCAGTTACATCATAACAAATTTATTCAACCCCTGGGAAACTAAAAAGTCCCAGGGGTTTAGTTTTTTGTAGTATAATAATCTTGACAGTAAATGGATAGGCTGTTATACTAGAGACAATTAAGAAGCAAGCAAAAAGGTTGCTTAAGATTAACAAGTGTTGTGTAAAAACAACATAACAGAGTTTGACAGTAAATGGATACTCTGTTATACTAAGTGTTAATTAAGAAGCAACTAAAAAGTTGCGTAGTGGAGAGATAGTGTGTTATAG